CCGAGGCGGCGTCCCCGCCCGCCGAGGAAGGGGCGGAGGTATGAACCGGTTCTTTGTTGAGTTCCGGGCTGAGGTCGAAGGGAACACTCTCAGGGGTCATGCGGCCGTGTTCGGTCAGATAGCCGAACTGGCCAACGGCTATGAGCAGATGGCCCCCGGTGCGTTCACTGCGGCGCTCGCTGCCCCCGACGTTGACGTTAGGGCGTTGATCAACCACAACCCTGAGCTTGTCTTGGGTCGTCAGAGCGCCGGTACGTTGCGCCTCGCCCAGGACAAGGAAGGTCTGGCGTTTGAGGTGGACCTCCCTGACACCTCTTACGCCAGAGATCTGCGGGAACTGATGATCAGGGGGGATATCACTGGGGCGAGTTTCGGTTTCGTACCGGACGTGAGGAAGCGAAGTGTCGCCCCTGACGGCAAGCAGCTCACCACCCATGTGAGTGTGGAGCGGCTCCTGGACGTGTCGCCGGTTACGTGGCCGGCCTATGAAGGGGCGTCTGTGGCGCTCCGTCATATCGAGTTCCCCCGGGTTACTGCTCGGGGTCAAGCTGCCCGGATTCGGGCCATTCAAGCCCTTAGGAGGGCAGATAGATGACTCGTGATGAACTGCTGGAGGCTATGCGGGCGCTGATCGAGGCGGCTGCTGACGAGCCTTTGGCTGAGGAAGAGGCAGAGCGGTACGAGCAGCTGGAGAAGCAGCTCGCCGTCCTGGACAAGGACATCGAGATTCGTGCCCGTCAGAAGGCGTATGAGACGCCTGGCCGCACCGATCTGCATGTCCACACCGGTTCGGCCCCTCCTGCTGAGGAGGAGAGGGCTCAGGCGTTCGACCGTTACCTGCGGAACCCGATGGATCGTGGTCTGCAGGCCGAGTTCCGGGCCCAGTCTGTCGGCACCGATAGTGCCGGCGGGTTCACGGTGCCGGAGGTTTTCCGTCAGAAGCTGACCGAGCGGCTGGTGGCCTACGGCGGTCTCGCCAACGAGGTTGAGACGATCACCACCTCAGCGGGTGAGGACATGCGGTGGCCGACGTTGGATGACACGGCTAACCGTGGTGTGATCACCGCCGAGAACACCGCCCCCGCTTCTGCTGGCGCTGACCTCGTGTTCGGTGAGATCACCCTCGGGGCGTTCAAGTATGTGGCCCCTGGCGCTGGGAACCTGCCTTTGCGTGTGAGCGTCGAGCTGCTCCAAGACTCGGCGTTCGACATTCAGAGTCTGGTGGCCCGCAAGCTGGGCGAGCGTATCGCCCGTCAACAGGCGATCGACTGGGTGACTGGGACTGGGACGACCGAACCGTTCGGTATCGGCACCAGCACCGGCCCGTCTCAGGTGTTCGCAGGCGTCGCTCCTGACAAGGATGAGTTCATCGACGCTCTCCACGACGTTGACCCCGATTATCGGGACAGCGCCGTGTGGGTGTTCAACGACGCCACGTTGGCGTTCGTGGAGAAGATGGAAGACAGTCAGGGGCGCCCACTGCTGCAGCCGTATGCTGCTGCTGGGATCGACAGCAACATTTCGGCTGGTCGGATGCTTCTCGGTCACAGAGTTGTGATCGATCAGGCGTTCCCGACCTACCTGGATGGTGTGGCGCAGGTCTTCGGTGTGTTCGGCAATGTGCGTGAGGGCTACATCATCCGTCGGGTGAAGGATGTGCAGCTGATTGTGGATCCGTATACCCGGATGAACGAGGGCCAGGTTCAGTATTCGGTGTGGGCTCGGGCTGACGGGAACGTTCAGAACCCGAACGCTTTCACCACTCTCGAAAACGCTGTCTGACCGGTGACTGCCGAAGGGTGGGTTCTCATCATTGGGGCGGCGGGGTCTCAGGTGGTTCTCGCCCTGCAGGCGTGGAAGGCGTCCAGAGCCGTTGGTTCCCCCAACGGTCTGGGCACCGTCCATGAGGCGCTCGGCACGATCAACAAGAAGATGGACGTGTTCTGCGAACGCCTGTCGACGGTGGAGAAGAAGGTTCTCTAGTGCCTTGGGCCCCCGATTACGCCACGGTTGCTGAGCTGAGGGCCTTTCTGACTCGCAGCTCCGAAACGGTCGACGACGCCGAGCTGGCGTTTGTCCTTGCTGCTGCGAGCCGTGCGATCGACTGGGCAACGAACCGACAGTTTGGCAACACAACAGCCCAGGCCCGCCTGTACACGGCATGTTGGGACAGGTTCAAAGGTCGCTACTACGTGACGACGGACGACATCCACACGACAACCGGCTTGTTGGTTGCGCAGGACGACGACGACAACGGGACGTATGACGGGCCCGCTCTGACTCTCGGCACCGACTTTGAGCTCTTCCCGTTCAATGAGGACGAGAAGGGGAAGCCGTGGACCCAACTGTGGTTCCGGCGGTCTGGTACGACCCCTACCCGCAACGAGGGTGGGATCCGGGTGACCGCACAGTACGGCTGGGCGAGTGTGCCCGTTCCGATCAAAGAAGCGACGCTGCTCCAGGCCAGCCGTTTCTTCGTGAGACGTAACGCCCCGTTCGGTGTTGCTGGGAGCCCTGAGACAGGTTCGGAGATGCGTCTGTTGGCTAGGGCCGACCCTGATGTCGAGGTGTCTGTGCGTCCGTTCTGGCGTGCGTGGGGCGGGGTGTAGCGATGCCGTTTTTCGTGGCCCGCTCCCGCATCGAGGAACACATCCAGGAACAGACCGCTGAGCTTGTCTCTGCCCTCGCAGATGTCCTAGCGGCCATAGGAACCCTCACCGCCGCTGTGAACGTCTTAGACGGGCATGTAGATACCTCTGAGACGATCCTCGCTGACATCCTCACGAAACTGACCGCTATCGACACGAAGGTGGCGACGACGAACACGAAGCTGAACGGTGGCCTCCCCTCCGCCCTGAACGCTGATCGGCTCAAAACGGTGGCGAACCTCCTGTGAACCTCGCCGATGTCATGGACGAACTCGCCGCCGAACTCGACACGATCAGCGGGTTGCGGGTGTATGCGTTCCCAGTCGATCAGGCCCACCCCCCCCTCGCCGTCATCGGCTATCCCGAGACCTACACGTACGACCTCACGTTCGGTAGGGGTGTGGACCAGTTGACGTTTCCTGTCTACCTCCTTGTTTCCAAGGCGTGGGACAGGTCTTCCAGGGATGAACTCGCACCGTACTGCGACGGTTCCGGAGCGAGAAGCATCAAGGCCGTATTGGAAGGTGGCAGCTACGCCGCTATGAGCAGCGTGCGGGTGGCTAGCGCCACGTTCGAGGTGGTGTCCGTCGGCTCAGTCGAGTTTCTGACAGCAGTGTTCTCAGTCGATGTTTACGGATCAGGAGGCTAGGGATGGCAACGACGACTCTGGGGAAGGATGCGGTCTTCACCCTGAACGCCGCTGACATCTCCGACTTTATTGACACGGTGACCTTCACCGACTCTGCGGACAGTCTCGACGTGACCACGTTCGGGAACGACTCGCACCGCAAGCGTGGCGGCCTGAACGACGGGACGCTCGCTATCGGCGGCGTGTACGACACCACCGTCTCCGGGCCACGAGACGTTGTGAAGCCCCTGAAGGGGACTGTGGTGGCGTTTCAGTGGAGACCTGAAGGTACCGGTGCTGGGAAGCCTCAGACGACCGGGAACGTCCTCGTCCAGGAATACGTCGAGTCGAGCCCCGTAGCGGACATTGTGAGGTGGACAGCGTCGCTCGAGCGGGATGGCGACTGGACCGACGCTAACCAGGTCTGATGGACAAGGATGCGTTCCTCAAAGTTCGTCTCCCGGAAAGGTCCGTGGAGATTGAGGGTGTCGGCACGGTGCGGGTGCGTGGCCTCTCCAGAGTGGAAGCACTCGACGTTCGCAACACCGGGGGAGACGTCGACAGGGCCGAAAAGAAAATCATCTTCTATGGGCTGGTTGACCCTACCCTCACGGAAGAAGAAGTCACGGCGTGGTATGCGGCGGCTCCGGCGGGGGAAATCGACCAGCTAGTCAACCCGATCGTCGAACTGTCAGGTTTGGCGGAGGGAGCCGCCAAAAGTGGCGTACCTGAGGTTCGAAGAGAACCCCGATGAAGACCTCGACTTTCGGGTGGCTCAGATCGTTGGTTGCACCGTCGGCGAGCTACGCCAAACGATCTCTAACGAAGAGTTCGTGGCGTGGGGTGTGTGGCTCGCACGTGAGAGGCAGCGAGAAGAGCTGAGATGGCGCTCATAGAACCGATCCGGATAGACAACCTCCGAGAACTACAGGCGGCCCTCAGAACGGCGTCTGAGGGGTCTCAGAAGAAACTGCGGGTCGTCTTCAACGCTGCAGCCGAAACCGTTGCTGGCGGGGCAGCGAGGCGTGTCCCTCGTGACTCTGGGAAGGCCCGCAACTCGATCAAACCGAAGAGTGAGCAGAGAGTCGCCCGGATCGTTGCTGGGGGGAACAAAGCGCCGTACTACCCCTGGTTGGATTTCGGCGGGAGGATCGACCGGGGCGGCCACCCAATGTCCCGCAAGTTCGTCGAGGGGGGGCGGTACCTCTACCCGAGCTGGACGTCGAACCGTAAGAACGTGTTGGAAGGCCTGGCTGAGGCCATCGTCGACTTAGCGACTGAAGCTGGCTTGGAGGTGAGCTAGGTGGGCAGAGGCAACACTGTCGAACTCATTTTCGCTGGGGACAGCCAGCAGCTCGAACGAACGTTTGAGAAGGTCGGGGTGTCGTCGAAAGACATGGCCAACAAGGTTGACCGATCGTCGAAGGACATGTCTTCCAGTTTCGACACTGTCGGCGGATCTGTTGAAGGGGCCGAAACCACCTTTCAGAACACGGCGAACACGATCAACGGCACGAAGGATGTGTGGGAAGGGTTCCGCACCGGCAACGTCGCCCAGATGGCAGTGGGGTTCGCTGACCTCGCACAAGGGTTAGGCCAGACGTTCATTCCAATGTTGGGGAAGGTCGTAGCCAAGCTCGGCCTCACAACGTTGGCGACGAATGTGATGACGACAGCCCAGGCCGCCCTCAACACGGTGATGTCTCTCAACCCGATCGTCCTCGTCGTGATCGCTCTCGCTGCCCTCACCGCCGCATTCGTCGTCGCCTACAAGAACAGCGAGACGTTCCGCAACATTGTTGACGCAGCCGTCAGGGCCGTAGGTGACGCTGCGATCTGGGTCAGAGACCGGTTCGTTGACCTGTGGAACTTCATCAAAGAGTTGCCCGCCAGGATCGTCAACGCTTTCAAGCGGGTCCCTGGGATCATCGCCGACATCATCCCCGGGGGAAGTGTTATCGAGTCTGTGGTGAAGAAAATCCCGTTCTTCCACGACGGGGGGGTTGTGCCGGGAGCGCCAGGTGCGAATGTTCCTGCGATCCTCCAGGCAGGCGAGACGGTCATCCCGAGAGGGCAGCGCATGGGCGGGACCACCGTTGTCGTCAACGTGTCTGGGGTGGGGATGGGCAGAGACTTCGGCGATGCGGTAGCTCGAGCTCTTCGGGATAATCGGCTGATTGGGGTGACGGTCTGATGGCGAGGATCAGAACGAACAACGTCTTCGGCACGACGACCGACAACCCATTGATCGCTGGCGCCGTCACGATGAACAGCGCCGGCCTGGCCAACCTCGCCGTTGTCGCAGGGTCAGATGAAGCGTTGATCACCCTCGATCCGAACAGGGTCAACGGGGCGCCAGAGATCGTCAGGGTCACCGCACACACCGGGAGCGCTACGTCTGCGACGATTGTCCGTGGAGCGTTCGGTACGGCTGCCCGTTCCCACCCGTTGGGGACCGAATGGGAACATGCCCCTGTTGCCGGGCCACGCCCTGCTGCTGGGACAGTTGGGGACTTCATAGCGGCCGACCCGCCTGCCTGTCGGGTGTTCCACAACGCCAACCAGTCGATCAATGACGTAACGGTCACGACCGTGGCATTCAACTCGGAACGGTTCGATACCGACACGATGCACGACACGGTGACGAACAACAGCCGGATCACGTTCACTACGGCTGGGCTGTACCTGGTCACGTTCAACGGCGGATTCGCCGCAGCCGGCGACTACTCATCCGCCCTTGCGCAGATTCGGTTGAACGGGGTAACGGGCATCGCTGAGGTGTTCGCAGGCACTCAGGCTGACGCTAACGAGAACTACTTCATTACGATCTCGACTGTCTACAAGTTCGCCGTCGCCGACTATGTCGAGGCTCGTGTGTGGCAAAACAACACGGCCAATGTCGCACGAAACCTCGTCGCCCTCGGGAACATCTCCCCCGAGTTTTCGGCCGTCCGTCTCGGTTCCGGCGACTAATGGCCTACGCCGGGCGGAGGTATGCGGGTGGCGCCTACGGCGGTGGGCTGGCTGAGGACATCCCCGACCAGGACGACCCGATCCTCGCCGTCGAATGGTCCCCCACCACCGGGGCGTTGGAAGAGCCAGTGTGGGTTGACATCTCCGCCGACGTCCGGTCCTGGTCGACGTCTAGGGGCCGAGGACGAGAGTTGGAACGGTTCCAGCCCGGTAGGGCCACAATCGTCTTTGCGAACCGGGAGAGGCAATACGACAGCGTCAACGCCGCCGGCCCGTACTTCGGGAACTTGAAGCCGATGAAGCGCATACGGATCCGGGAGACGTTCAACGGGGTGACCTACCCGGTGTTCGACGGGTTTGTCGACCGGTGGGTGTTGGACTATCCCAACGTCGGGAAGGACGCCACGGCGACCGTGACGGCCACCGACGCATTCAAGGTCTTCGCCCGCACAGACCTGCCCTCCGTTTACGTGCAGGAGGTGACGGCGGACGCCCCGGCGTTTTGGTGGCGGCTCGGGGAGAACGTGGCCGAGGGGGCGGAGGAACGGGTGGCCGGCAATGCCGGTTCGGTGGGCCCGGCTGGCGACGGCGTCTACGTCGGCGGCGTCGGGTTTAGGGCCTTGGGGATGATCGTGAATGACCCCGGGAGTTCGGTCGAACTTTCCAGCGACGCCACGTTGCCGGGGAACCCGATCTCCGGCGTGACCATCCCGTCCTCCCAGATCAATCTCTTCACCCGTCTGAATGCCCGCTCACCGTTCGCCCTGGAGGCATGGGCCCTGCCAAGAGAGGCGGACCTCGCCGCCTACGTGTTGGCTCAGTTGGCCGTCACCGGCTCAATCTCCTCCGTGGCGCTCTACTGGCGTGAGACCGTCGTCAGCGGCGGAGGCAGCAACTCGGGTTCGTTCCGCTTCGAGGTCACCGACAGCGCCGGGGGCGGTACGTCCTTCCAGCTGAACACGGCGGACTCGTCGGCGCCTCCAGGCGCCCGGTACTACGTGGCTGTCAGGGCCGTGCAGTCCGGCGCCGACCTGGCGATCACTCTCTACCTCGACGGGGTGGCTGCAGCTACCGGCACCTACTCGCTGGGCACGCTCTCCACGACCACGACCTCATCGAAGATCGGTAACGGGGGTACGGCCGCCACGAACTGGAACGGGACGCTGCAGGAGATGGCGATCTACACCGCTGCCTCCGGCGATCCCCTGTCCGCCGCTCGGGTCGCCGTCCACAACGCTGCGGGTCGTACCCCCTGGAAGGGCGACGACGCCGACGACCGTATCGTTCGGGTCCTGGACTTTGCAGACTGGCCCACTGACCGCCGGGAGCTTGACGACGCCGGAACCACTTTCCAGAGTGCGGAACTGAATGTTACGGCGCTGGAACACATTCAGAAAGCCGGCGAAACCGAATTCGGATTGCTCTTTGTCGATCGGGCCGGCAACGTCAGGTTCGTCTCTAAGGCCTCTCAGTTCGCCCGTACGCCTCTCCCAATCACCTTCGGGGATGAGAGCCCAGAGATCGGCTACAGAGCGTTCACGCCGGACGACGGCGATGAGGTGATCCGCAACCGGGCCACGATCTCCCGCCTGAACGGGGTGGCCAAGACCGAACAGGACGCCCCCTCCGTCGAGGAGTTCGGCCGGTTCCAATACACCCTCGAAGGTCTCCTCCACGACAGCGACAGCTACTCCCTCGCCTACGCCGGGTTCATCGTCACCGAATACGGCGAACAGAAACGCCGCATCACGAGCCTCACCGTGGGTCCCCCGATCGCCGGGGAAGAGAACGTTGTCTATCCGGCAATGCTCGCCCTGGAGCTGGGCGACGCCATCACCGTCCGCAACGAACCGCTCGGCGGGGGCGACCCATTCGAACAGGTCTGTGTTGTCGAAGCGATCGAACAGACCGGCAGCCCGAAGGAACGCACCGCACGATTCACGCTCAGCCCCGAGCTAACGGAAAGTTTCTAGTGATGGCCACAGAAGCCCCCGCCTGCCGGGCAGCCCTCACCGAAGCGACCACGTTGTGGCCCAACCGGAACCGGGCATCAGACGGGATCCTCGGCGACGCAGCCCACCAAGCCACACCTTCCGACCACAACTTGGGAAACGCCTATGACCTGACCCACGACCCTGCCCACGGCGTCGACTGCGCCGCCCTGGCAGAACAAGTCAAAGACGACCCCCGAACGAAATACGTCATCTTTGATCGGCGTATCTCAACCCGAACAATCGACGGGGGGAGGTGGCGGCCCTACGCCGGCCAAAACCCCCACACCTCCCACATGCACGTATCGATCTACATCTACGCCAGGAACGACACAAGCCCCTGGTTCGTCGAAGACGAGGAGGACAACCGGATGGTCCCCGAAGACAAGAAGCTGGTAGCCGCATTCCCCTACGAAGGTGGGTATGTCTTCGTCACCGCTGACGGCGCCGCCTACTGCTTCGGCTGCAGCTACAAAGGCGGGTTGCAGTGGGACGGGCAAGCCTGGGCGGTCCGCTAACCCTCCCCACCAAACTTTAGTCGACAGGGGAGGGCAGGTCTGCCCCCGGTTGTCCCGGTTTGGGCTACTAGACTGATCTGCGGAGCTATGGCAGAGTGGACCGCATGACGAACCCCCACCGCAAGTTCAAGCCCATGTCCCAGGTGATCTGCGAACTCCTCGACTACGACGTGTCAGCGTTCCTCGCCGACGACAACGCCATCCACGCCTGCAGCGACTACCTCGTCGAACTCCTCGAAGTCCAAAAGGCAGTCGACGACGCCATCGCCAAAGTGCGGTACCGGTTCATGACCCAACTCAACCACGCCGCCGATGATTCCCTCACCTGACTGCCCGAACGTGAAGGTCAAGCAGCACCTGACCACCCGATCCAATCCGCAGAGAACCCGCCGCCCGTCGTCGTGGATCTGCGGCAAAGCAGACGGCCACGACGACCAATGCCAGCCCCCTCCTCGCTGTCACCAGTCGGCGAGGGGATGGTGGAGACGCCCCGACGGGTCTCTCTTCTGGCAGGAGGGGCCTTGATCCCCACACGCAAACGTCTCCGCCCCCCGAAGAAGACCCTCGGTCAACTCTTCGCCCCCAAACGTCCCGTCAACTACGCCCGGTTCATCAGACAAATCAACAGGAGCAGACCTCGATGATGTTGCCCACAGTCCATTACGTCACCCCCGACGTCATCCCTGGGCGACGCATCGTCGCTCTCGACAAAACCACCGCCGAATACAGTCGGATGGTCGGACTGAAAGAAGACGGGACCATCACATTCGCCATCCTCCTCGGCCCGAACGACGCCTGCTACCACCTGTGTGTCGGCCATGAGTAACGACGACCGAGAATTGGCGTGGGTCGAAAACATCGAAGACGCCCTCGACGCCCTGGAAGGGTGGGCGGCAGCCGACTACCTCGACCGCCATCCCGCCCACATCGAACGGGAAGCGTTCCTCCGCCGCCTCGAACTGTTAGCCGCCCGCCTGTCCGTCGTCTGTATCCATTGGGGCACCAAACCTCGCCTTCCCCGATGACTGTCATGACTGGCGACATGACCCAGCGGACCATCGCCGGAGCAACCGGCGGCGGAGAAGCCATAGGGTACCGCCCACACCATCCCATCGCCTGCATGGAAGGCGAGCTTGGCCTCCACGCCAACATGACCCTCGTCTGCCCACACGTCCACACAAAACCCCACGACAGGCGAACCCAAGCCGCCGTCAACCACTCCGTCGCCCTGCTCATCTGCGAACTCGCATCTTTCCTCTAAAGGTCTGCAGACCCCTCTGCCGAAAGGATTGTCATGACAATCAAGTGGTCCGACATCAAAGAGCAGTACGAGGGACTCGAAGTCGGGTTCCGAGAGAGAGTCGTCGCCCTATTCCGCAAGTACGAAGGGCAGGACACCGACGAGAAGGTGCGGGGCAAGGTCGTGCTGGTCAGCCAGCGTTCCTTCGCCGAACACATGGGCATTGCCCAGCGAACGTTCAGCAACTGGTGTGGCTTAGCCAATACGGCTCAGCCAGATTCCGAACCTGCTGCTCTGACCACCGAAGAGCCCGCTGTTTGCATGAACGAAGGGATCGTCGACAAGCAGGGCTTCGTTTTCGAGATCAACAGAGCCATCGAAGCGAAGCTCGCCAATAAGCACTTCCAGCTGCACGTCATCGATGACGTCGCACTCGACATGCTCACCACGGACATCATCGAGCTTCGTAACCTGCTCGATGAACTGGACAACCGTATCACCATCGCACGACAGACCAGAAAGGCACAACAGTCATGAAGCTCAACGGCAAACCGGTCGTCGACGCTACCGACGACCTCCATTTCCTGACCAAACCGAGAGACTGCAGGGGCGCCGTCCCCCTCGATCCCCACAACTGCGTCATTGCCAGGGGCGTCAAGCGGATGCTCAACGGCGACGTGAAGGGCGTCCAGGTACACAAGTCCGTGACCTATGTCGACGTGGGAACGCATTACGTGCGCTACCTCAACACCGCCGAGATGAAGGCGATGGTCCACGGATATGACCTCGCTGGCTTCTTCCCCGCCAGCGTCCCCGTCAGGCTCCGAGCCCCCAAGGCCTCCGAGAAGCTCGACGCCCAACCGAGATCCCGCAACGGATCCAAACGTAAGGACGCCACGCCCCGTCTCAAGCGGCCTTGGCTGCGACCAAGCCCAATCCAACTCTGACTCAAGGTCTGCAGATCTCTGCCGATAAGGACAACATGACAACGAACCAGAGTTTCCTCAAGTCCAACTACAACCCCCTGCGAGGCTACGGCCGAGCCAACCGCAAGCTCCTCATCCCCAACCTCCTCATCGTCGCCGGCACCCTCATCTACGGGGCGTGTGCAGCCGCCCCATCCTCATGGAACGTGTGGCAGGTCCTCGTCAAGCACTGCCACGACCGCAGCCAGTCTTAACCCCCCCCAACCAGAAAGGCACCATCCCAATGAAGCGCATCCTCGTCCTCGCAACCCTCACCCTCGGCGTCTTCGCCCTAACCCCCATGACCGCCCACGCCAACCAGGGACACAAGCCCGACCCCTGCCCCGGCGAGCACGTCCAGGTCTACAACGACGCCCACGGCAACAACTACCCAGAGGTCGGAGGACACTTCGTCTGCGGCCCCATCAGTGGTCCCGCTGGGACCCCAGGAGAGAATGGAACTGACGGTGCAAACTGCTACGACTATGCAATTCAGAGTGAAGGACTTCCCAACGGCAACGTGGAACCGATTCAGGGCGGCGGCGTTGCTGAAGGGAATGACGCAGGCGGAACTCCTAACGCAGATCCTCGAAGCTTGGTTGAGCAGTACTGCGTCGGAGCCGCCGGAGCCCCTGGCGTACAAGGAGAGCCTGGAGCGGCTGGTGTTGGGGTTGCGGGACCTGCTGGGAGTAGCGGCGACACCGCCCAACTCCACGCCCTGATCACCGAGCTGAACAACCGGCTGTTCATCCTCGAGAACACCGACGTCGACTACTCATGGGTCACCTGCGCCTTGTTCGGCGACTGGAGCTTCGCCCCGCCCACCCAACTGGCTCACCTCGACGGCGACAACGACGGGACCGCCTGCGAGGCCGAGTCCACCGAGGTGCTCGGCGAGCAGATCGACCAGCCCGCCGCCCCGACCGGCGAACTCCCCCACACCGGCAGCAACACCACCTGGACCCTCCTCTTCCTCGGCGCCGCCCTATTCGCAACCGGCTCCGTCCTCCGATACGCCTTCAAGCGGTAGTGGACTCCTGGGCCCTCACCCACTACGCCCGCCCCTGGTCAATCAACGTCGAACGCAGATGGCACCCCCACAAGCGAGCTGCATACGTCAAAGAGTGGAGACAAGCCTTCTACCACCTCGCCCACACCTACAAGCTGCCCACACCTGTCCCCAGACCCGTCTCAATCGCCGTCTGCGTCGCACTGAAAGGAAAAAGGACCATGGACGCCGGCAACTACTTCCCATGCGTCAAAGCAGCCGTAGACGGCCTCGTAGACGCAGGGGTCCTACCCGACGACACCCCCACCTGGGTGAAGAGCTACACCCTCCACTCACCCGTCAACCGGCTACCAACCGACATGCTCACCCTCATCGTTACCCTCGCCGAATGGGAAGAACGACGTGGCGACATAGACCTCTACCCATACGGCCCTACCCCCAACAAGTGACCGGCCTCTACCCCAACCCCCACAACCGAAGATTCCAGCCGCTACCGGCCTGGGATGAAACAACAGAAGCGATACGCCAACTCAGAAAGGCATTCCCCCACATGGAACTCGTCAAGCCCGCAGACCTCCCCGAAGAAGAGGAACGCACCCTCCACCCCGAAGGCACCTGGAAAGCGATCGTCACCAACTGCATCGCCAAGAAAAGCAAGCAGAACAACGACATGCTCGAATTCACCCTCAAAACCGAGAAAGGCAAACTCCGTCACTGGCTTGTCTACATCCCCACGAAGAGGTTCATCCTCGAACGGTTCTACCAGTCCCTCGCAGCCGTCCAAGTGGGGCAGGAGATGGTTGAGGCCGTAACCGACTGGGACGAACTGGCCCTCGCCACCGTCAAAGCAGAGGTCCTCATCACCGTCACCCACGAAGACCAAGGAGGCAAAACCAGAGACGTCGTCACCGCCTTCGACCACATCTGATGGGTTGACAGGTCCGCAGGGACCCTGTAAAGTCCAGGACATCCCCCCCAGCAACAGTGGGAGAGCCCCGAGACTTCGGTCCGGGGCTTTTTCACATCCAGGAGGACACAGTGAAGGAAACCGCTAAGCAGCGGGCCCAGCGCCTCCAAGAGGCCAGAGACGCCGCCGCAGAAGTCGCAGAACCCAAGATGATCGCCTGGAAGGTCACCAACCACGACTTCCTCGTCTTCAGAAAGCGCTACGTCCGCTCATGCAAGCTCCACGACGAGGAATCATGCGTCCTCTGCCTTGGATAGCCGAACGCAGGTGGACCCTCCTAGCCGGCGCCTGCTTTCTGTGGAACTCGACAAAGAATCTGCATGGTCGTGGCTACGTCACCGACTACGCCAGAAAGTCACCGTGGGTGGCGTACGGGCTACTCGCAGGACTCGCCTGGCACTTCCACCCGAGGAGAGGAGAGAGATGAGCAAGCACCAGCAGATCGCCTACCTACACAGCCTAGACAACCGCCCCTACGACCGAGCGTTATGGACCGAGGAGGCCGAGGCCTTTCATCGGGCATGGGCTTCAGCCGGACGCAAAGACGAGATCCAGCGACTGTCCCATCGGAAAGAGAGATAGATGGATCCCTTGGAGAAGGTCAGCGCCAGCCATATCTCGCCGTGCCCCAAGTGTGGGCAGACCACAAGCCTCAAGCTATGGCGGGCGCCCAAGCCCCACCACGCCCAGCTGGTCTGCGGCGCTTGCGACGACCGTCACGTCAAATGGCTCGGTCGCAAAGCGTTTTGGCTCAGTCGAGAAATTGAAAGATGAAGGAGAGAGAGAGAGAGGGAGAGAGGGAGAGAGAGGGAGAGGTCCAAACCTTGGCGCCGGCTTAGCAGCCGACAGCCTATGTAGTAGAGCCCGAAGTCGGAACCGTTTTGAGGAAGATTTAAGCTCAACC